CCATCCGTGAATTGGGTGTACCGATGAAAATTGCTAAAAACATTACGAAACCAGTGGTGGTGAATAAAATTAACAAAAATTTCTTGACAAAACTGGTGCGCAATGGCCCAGATGTGTGGCCTGGAGCCAAGATGTTGCAACAGCGCAATGGAGAAGAAATTACCTTGAGATATTATTTGGATAGAAATTCGATTGTTCTGGAGGAGGGCGACATCGTGCATCGTCATATGATGGACGGAGATGCCATCCTCTTCAACCGTCAACCCACCCTTCATCGAATGAGTATGATGTGTCATATTGCGCGTATCATGACGCGTGGAGATACCTTTCGAATGAACGTCGCCGATAGACTTGGTGTCGGCAACAGGGGGCGTGAAAAGCGTGCTTCCCCCTAGTGAATAAGGCATTACTTGCTTATTTGCAACGTGACCAAATTGCTGGAAGTTCCTGAGAGCCTTCACTACCACTCACTGATGGAAACGTTAGTGAGGAACTCGGTTAATTGCCGAACCCAATGGTAAAAATGTGAAGGATTGGATAATCAGCAGCCAAACCCCTAACCTCGTTATGGTAAGAGTATGGGGCAGGTTCAGAGAGTAGACGGTTACGGGTCCCACATGACGGTCTGACCAACCAGATGGGGCACAAGGTGTATTCCGACCTTACCAGAAATGGTAAGGAAATGGTATAAGGCCGACCAAGCCTTACAATGCTGATCGAAAAATTGTGACAATCTAGGGTCACAAAGCCATCGAGGTTAGCAACAGGGGGCGTTAAAAGCGTGAAACCCCCTAGTGAATTAAACAATATATATTTGAGGCAAACAATATAGAAGAATTAACACAACACAACAATAACAGTTATGACAACTACCAACCCTGAAAACGTCACACATAAAATTTGCACAAGGTGCATCATTGAGAGAGAAGTTCATCAGTTTTACAAATTAGGCAGTGTTATTTGTAAGCTGTGTTACAATTTGAAGAGAAGACAAAAGTATAAGTGTGACGAGAAACACAGAGAAAAGTTAATCAGACAAGCAAGTGAGTTTAAGCATCAAAAGGTAATCTTAAAGCAACATATTCGAAATGAAGAGCAACAGAAAATAGGGTTGGAAAACAAGCGGTGTAAGTATTGTGACACGGTGAAACCAAAAGAACGTTTTCGACATAATCGTTTAAAATGTAAACACTGTGAAAGGGATGAACCAATTGAAAAGTTCAAACGTTCAGTGAGGTCCCGTATTTACATCTGCTTGCACAAAAGTAAAACGAAACACTCGATTGAATACTTGGGTTGTTCATCTGACCACTATTTCAAATGGATATTTACCTACAACAATATGTTTGGATTAGATAACCATGGTAAAGAATGGCATATAGACCATGTCATCCCTCTATCTAAATTTGATTTGAACAACCTAGATGAACAACTCATTGCATTCAATTGGAGAAATACGATGCCGCTCTCTGCCACTGACAATTTATCAAAAAACAACAAAATTTTGAAAGAACAAGTCATAACGCATTACAAAAAGTTAAAAGACTATCACACACAAAACAAACTTGATTTGCCTCAAGTATACATTGATTTATTTGCAAAACACCTTGATGCGGGAAGTTCCTTAGAGCCTTTACTACCACTCACTTATGGAAACGTTCGTGAGGAACTCGGTTAATTGCCGAACCCAATGGTAATAACGTAAAGGATTGGATAATCCGCAGTGTTACCTCCTAATTCCGTTATGGTAAGGATATGGAGGGCATTCAGAGACTGAACGGGTGTTGGTTGGTAATGATAGATTAACCATCTTGAATCAGCTTAAGATACAGTCCGACGTCATTGGAAACTCTGACGACTTATCGTTTGATGGCGATGAGATGAATTTGCATATGCCTCAGGACCCCGAGTCTGAGGCAGAATTGAGAAATTTAGCGGCGGTTCCTTACCAAATCATCAGTCCAGCGAACAATTCGTCCATCATTGGTATTTATCAAGATTCCATGCTTGGGTCGTTCTTGTTCACCAGAGAAAATATAAAGTTTTCGCCGAGACAAGCGATGAATCTGCTGATGATGTTCAACGGAATCAACGAAGAGAAACTGCTCCACGACATCGCGAAGGAGGGAGGCGTCACCAACTTCGACATCTTGAGTCAGATTATGCCCCCCTTGACCATGAAGTACAAGAGCGTGGAAATCAAAAATGGTCAGTACATTCGCGGACAAATGGACAAAGGTACGTTCGGCGCACGCACGCGTGGTCTCTTGCAACGTGTCTGCAATGACTTTGGCAACATGGCCTCGGCCAAGTTTATTGACGATGTTCAGAACATTGTCACTGAGTACATGAAATCCGCTGGATTCAGTGTGGGCATCAGTGACTTGATATCCAATCAGAGCACCAACGACCAGATCATTCAAGTCATTACCAACAAGAAAACCGAGGTCAAGAATCTCATTGACCAAGTGCAGATGGGTATCTTCGAGAACAATACTGGCAAGACCAACGAAGAGGAGTTTGAAACACAGGTAAACAGTATCTTGAACCAAGCCACCTCGGAGGCAGGCAAAATCGGGTTGAAGAACTTGTCTGAAGGGAACCGTTTCGTCACCATGGTACAAGCCGGGTCCAAAGGTTCGGAGTTGAATATCTCCTTCATGATATCGTGTCTTGGTCAACAGAATGTGGACGGCAAGCGCATCCCCTATGGCTTTGAACATCGCACGTTGCCCCACTTTACCAAATACGATGACTCACCAGGAGCGCGTGGGTTCGTCGAGAGTTCGTATATCAATGGACTGTCCCCGCAAGAACTGTTCATGCACGCCATGGGTGGCCGCGTTGGTTTGATTGACACAGCCGTCAAGACATCTTCCACAGGTTATATCCAGCGCAAGCTCATCAAGGCGCTCGAAGATTTGAAGGTGGAGTACGACATGACCATCCGCAACAACAAGAACAAGATTGTGCAGTTCAAATATGGTGACGACGGCATTGACACAACCAAGGTGGAAGACCAAGACATGCCGATTGTGGAGATGAGCACACAAGAGATATTCGACCATTACCTGATACCCGAAGAGGAGAAGGTGAAATCCTTGAGCAACATCTTCTTGAAAAACACCATGAAGCGATTGAAAGAGCAGAAGCAGGAATTCGCGAAAGAAATGGAGAAGTTGGTGGAAGAGATGATGGAGAAGAGAGAAATCATTATCAAAAATGTGTTTCGTGGCCGAGGTGATAAAATCGTGAATTGTCCGGTTGCCTTCGCACATGTTATCAACAACATCCAAGGGCAATGTGAAATCTCTGCATCCTCCCTGGTGGATATCACTCCGTTGGAGGCATACAAGCTTGTGGTCACTTACTTCGACAAGCTGAACATCTTGCACTATTCGCCGCCTACAGACCTATTCCGCACACTGTACTTCCATTACTTGGCACCAAAGGAGTTGCTCATTGTCAAACGGTTCAACAGGAATGCACTCATCCTGCTTTTGGACACCATCCACTTGGACTACAAGCGGGCCATTGTGGCACCGGGTGAGATGGTCGGCATGATTGCTGGTCAGAGTATTGGAGAAGTCTCCACCCAGATGACTCTCAATACCTTCCATTTTGCAGGTGTAGCATCCAAGTCGAATGTGACCCGTGGTGTGCCGCGTATTGAGGAAATCATGTCGCTGTCGAAGACTATCAAGAATCCGTCCTTGAGTGTCTACTTAAAGCAAGACGACGAGCGTCACAAAGACAAAGCCCGCACCATTATGTACATGTTGGAGCACACCAAGTTGGAAGAGGTCGTGAAATCAACAGGCATCTTCTTTGACCCAGACGATTTGGCTACCTTGATTGAGGAAGACCGAGATTGCATTGAGCAGTACAGAGCGTTTGAATCTATGGTGAACGAATGCACTGGTGGGGGTTCGGGTGACGATGGGGTCGAGAAGTCCAAATGGATTATTCGCATGGAAATGGACCCTGAAGTGATGTTGGAGAAGAACATCACCATGGACGACATCAACTTCACCTTGAAGACGTGCTATGAAAACGAAATCACGTGCACCTATTCTGACTTCAACGCAGACAAGCTCATCTTCCGGATTCGCATGAACGAGGTACTCAAAGGAGCAAGCAAAGCCAATCAAAAGGCAGGTCCCAAACCATTGGACCAATCGGACCAAATCTATATCCTGAAGAACTACCAGGAACAGCTGCTGAAAAACGTGGTGTTGCGAGGTGTCAAGGGCATCAACAAAGTCATCATGCGAAAGGTGTTGGACAATGTGATTGAGCAAGACGGTGTATACAAAAAGCAAGATATTTGGGTGCTGGACACCATTGGTACCAACTTGTTGGACGTGCTGGGATTGGATTTCATTGATAAGTCCCGCACCATCAGCAATGACATCGTGGAAATTTGCAATGTGTTGGGTATTGAGGCTGCACGTCAAGCCATCTACAATGAGTTGGTGGAAGTGGTGGAGTTTGATGGCACGTACATCAACTACCACAACTACAGTGTGCTCGTGGACCGCATGACATTTACTCACAAACTCATCTCCATCTTTAGACACGGAGTCAATAACGACAACATTGGTCCGATTGCCAAGGCCTCCTTTGAAGAGACCCCTGAGATGTTTATTCGTGCAGCACGACATGCCGAGCTGGATACGCTACGTGGTGTGTCGGCCAATGTCATGTGTGGTCAAGAAGGTTATTTTGGCACTAGCGCTTTCCAGGTGTTGTTGGACATTGAGAAGACCCAAACACTCACCGCAGCCAGTGAATACAAGTTTGTAGACGTGGAAGACGAGATTGACCAGATGTTTGGGTCAGTGGAAAATCGGGATGACCCTTGCGGTCCAAATCGCATTGCTATCACCAACAATGTGGTCACCATCAAAGCAGAGAACATGGGTGAAGACAACGACTACGACCCTGGATTTTAAGGCGAAAGAAAAAATGTTACAAAATTACAAATTTGGCATGGCAGTATAACAACTTGTTGTTGAAATTATAAATACAATTGAATATGTAATTAATTATATTTATTGATGTTAAAAATGATTATTAGCACGTTTCACCTCATAGTAGAACGAACCCTCAAACTAGACGACATGACCCGAAAAGAGAACAATATTTTTTCTCGTCATTATGTTTCGGATGGTGTGGACAGTATGCAAAAGATCATCTTTAAGATGTTATTGGACACTTGGCCGTTGGGTACCTTGCCCCCTAGACATGAAATTATGAAACGAAAATTGTCCTTTTTTCATCAAATGATGGAGCATGAATTTTACTTTGCTTCCCAGGAGGAGGAGAGAAAGGTTTTCATGGAGAATTTTAGCAAAATACAGAGAACGTATCATACACTGAATCGGGCTGTTTTTCAATATAAATGGCGGAAAGCAAATCTAACTGTCACCACGGATTTGCAATTAAACGATATCGTCATAGGTCAGCAAAACGTTCTCTGTTTGTATCATGCCAATTCCAAATACTTATTTCGCATAGAAGATATGCTGAAACTTATTTATTCGTCTTTGACCAACACCTACATGTTTTTTTCGGAACCATTGAGCATCAAAAACCCGTACAACAATCTGCCGTTCGGCAAGTCTATGCTGTACTATATCTGGTACTTTTTCGTCACCAAGGCCAACATCAGCCACATCAAATATGAGTACATCAACATATTATTGAAATTCAAGCAATACAACTTCGATATGTCACAATTTGTCGATTCCAATGTCTCTCTTCTGCGAGATTGTGCAATTCAAAACTATTTGACCAACTCTACGAAGGACCAACTGAAAGCAGATATCATCAAGCTGATTCGGCAATTCAATGCACCTCGAAACGATGTAAACAAAATCTATATTGATATTGAATTTCCTGACGAGATACTCATTGCGGTGATGAAACCATATTTAACCCTCTATCTCCATAGTTGCTATTCATTGACGTTGCGGGGGCAGACCAGTGCCAAAGCGAAATTGATGCGAAAATTGAACCAATTTCAACAGTTTAATCCACAATTTGGTAGAAGAGTGGTTATCTTTAAGAGCATATTTGCTCATGGAAGCATAAAGAGGGTGAAATCGCAGGTGGAGTTCAATCTTGTGCACAAAAAGTTTAACGACAGGGCCAACGACCACTTTATGAGCAATCATTTAGGGTACAGACACCGACAGGAGAATTACCTTGTTTACGAAGACCCTGCAAACATTTTCTTTGATGATGAGGAAGAAGGAGAAGAAGGACAGGAAGGACAGGAAGGACAGGAAGAAGGAGAGGAAGGAGAAGAAGGACAGGAAGGAGAAGAAGGACAGGAAGGAGAAGAAGGACAGGAAGGAGAAGAAGGACAGGAAGGACAGGAAGAAGGAGAGGAAGGAGAAGAAGGACAGGAAGGACAGGAAGAAGGAGAAGAAGGAGAATACCCAATGGAAGACGATGCAGAGGAGTAAAGCCCTAATTTGGTTTATGAAATTTGCTCACATAATTTTGTCCGCTTGTTTCTTCTTGTTCCTTTGGGGCATTTCCTTCGTCTGGTTGTTTTACGGGGAGGAGTAAGGGTGCTAGATGAGTTTTGTTCATCGTCTAAGACCACCACTTCACTTTCAGGTATAGATTGTTGCTCATCGGATGAGACCATGTCAATAACCTCATCGGACACCACTGGTTTTGGTGGGGGCATAATTATCTCGTCATCGTCATCGTCATCGTCATAATCGTTGATGAGAAGAAATTGACGACGTTTTCTCACTGGCTCAGGGGAGGCCGACTCGCTAGTTGGTTGTTCCTCCACCAATCCCAATGCAGGTTGCTCTATGTCAGGTGTCAACTCTAGTTCTTGTCCTTGTCCTTGTCCTTGTCCTTGTCCTTGTCCTTGTCCTTGTCCTTGTCCTTGTGCCAATTCAGGAGAAACATCAGGTGTCAACTCTACTTCTTGTATCATTTCTGGCTCGTCGTCAGAGTCTGCTTCGTATTCTGAATCCTCCTCTTCTTCCAATATTTCCATTTCCGAATCTTCTGCTTCAGATAATGTGGACACATTTGCAAGATACGTTTCTGGTTGCCCTGCAAAATCGGTCAAGAAATGAGATATCTTCATCTTCCCTCTGGTAACGGCCTTGAGCATTTCCTCTGCACATCTTGACTCCCGTAACTCTTCCAATGAAATAAAAAAGGAATCAGTGTTCGAGAGAATAGCTCTGTAACGCGGGACCTTTTCTGGTCCGAATTCAGGCAACACGATAACAGCAAACGAGTCACGACGTTCACCGTAAGCCATAAACATGGTCCATCTTTGAAAAATTTTTCGAGAACTGACAAATATAGTCGGAATCTTGTGACGATGGACCAGTAACCACAAGTCCAAGGTCGTCAGGAAGTAGCTGTCGGTGTAGAGAAAATGGACAAACGACAAGGCACCCGCTTTTACTTGGTCGCCAAGTGTTTTCTTCCCCTCTGCAATAAGAACATTTACCACCATACTTTCGCTGTTCTTGTCGAGGATGTACTTGGTATACTCCTCCAAGAGTTGTACTTTGATATCGTTCACCGAGAGTCTCTCCTTGTTTCCTGTGAAGGCTTGAATAAGGTCAATGATGATTTCAAACGTACAAGGTATGCTTTGTTCGTATTTCATCTCCTTAAAGTCTCGAGGAAAACATTTTGCCCAGCGATGCGAGGAGAGAACGGTTGTCTTCTTTTGACAAATCATGATGTCATTCTCTACGCCTAAGGAGGTCACGATATTGTCATCATATGGGAAACTATTGATTGGTTCGACTTCATCGAATGAGTTGTATTTGGCGTACCGATTTGGCACCATGGGCACCAACTTGGCAAAATACTGTTGGTTGATTTCGCTTTCCAACAGCAACATTTCATTGTCTCTCAGATTGTAGTCTATGTTGCCGAAAAGCAGCGCTTGTGGTTGAAACATGAACGACCGGATTCTATTGTAGCGAATCAGTTCGTCTGCCATACGTGTGAAGTAATTGGGGCGGTTCTCGCTTCCGGTCGAGAGATTTTTCGCAGGCAAAATCAGGTTGCATTTGTCGTCGGTGAAGGCACACCATGGTGAGGCAGTGCAAGTGCGTTGGTCCTTTTTGGCAACGCATGTCGACCCAGTTGCCCCAATCGTCAGGTAGTTGTTTGCGTCGCCAGTGAATTGGACCGCATTCCCAACCAGTTTTTCCAGGAACCCTCGGACCATTTCCAGTTTTTTAGGGTAGAGGGTGCTGATGAATTTGCTGTTGACCAAGTGTTCTATCTCGTTCCGCAGAGCCAGATTGTGGTACGCATTGAGAAGCACTCGCACGGTGCTGCGGAAGGCGTTGTAAAAAGCGGATTCCAATTTGATTCTTTTCACGTAGTCTTCTCTCTGCGTGTCTGTACCGGTATCGGTGAGAATCGTTGCGTCACTAGATTGTCTGTACCGGCCATTTGTCGCCACAACGTAATTGCTTTCCCGTATGGACGGCAAGGATTGGTTGCCAATGGCGTCCGCTGGTATGGGCTCCGATACTTGAATAAATTGGTTTGTCTCGGTCAGTATACCCACGATGAGCTCATCCTCGACAATATTGAACGCAGGTTTGCACGGTATGTCTGGTTGCGCTTTGCCTTTGCCACTTTTGTGATGGAGACGGTGCAAGAATTTGACCGTTTCTTTGTAAGGTCGCCAAATGGAGAAATCGTTCATGAATACATAGTCCAATCCTTCTTTAAGGGTCGGGTCATATGCGGACGGATAACAGGGAACAAAACAAGTCGAGTCAGTCTTCTTGGGGTCTTCCGCAATGACACCAATGATTTTGCTGCTGAAGTTCATGACCAATTTGCGCACAGGGTACCTGTACTTGTCCAACTTCTCTAGCAGTTCGGGCAGCAGCAACGCACGTTTCGCTTCATACACTTGGTCTCCCGATGTGTATTTCCCAACAGTAGCGACCATACTTTCGAGCGGCTTGCAAATGAGTTTGAAAAATGGTTTTATCAAATCCTTGAAGAGAGAACGTAAATTATCTGGTAGATTTTTGTCCAGTTCTTTGAACTCCTTTTTCACCACCACCTTGTCCTTGTCTTTGCTGGTGGTGTAAGAATATATCGGTTCGTATTGATAGTTTCGCTTGATGAGGAAGACAGAGGGTTTGGTCGCTTTATAAAACTCCACAGAGTAATGGTTGGTGGGACACACAATCTGTACGTTGTTCGTGATGTCGGACTCTGGCAAGTTGAACACAATGAGATTAACACCGTGCTTGAAGAGCTTGCTATTGGGCATGCTCAAAATATCCCACAAATACGTGTAATCAATGATGGAGTCATCGTCGCGCAAAAAGGCCACGAAGTTCTCAAAGGCAGACACTACACGTCGCAAATAGGCTGTGTTTTCGGCCAGGTTGGTGGGTTCCATATTTGTTCTCTCCTCGTGGGTTTTGTTGTACAACCGAGTGTCTTGATATGCCTCGAGGTTGACCTCTGTCGCCCTCTTGGGGTCATAGAAATCATTGACGAGGTTTCCATTTTGATACTGGATAAACGTGTCAAGTGTAATAGCTGATATGATTTCTTCCTTCATCTCTGATATGCTGACATCTTTTACCGAATAGTACAGGATATCGGCAATGCATGCAATGAACGATTGTTTGGGATTCGATGTGTTGGTCGACACTCCATGACGCAGCAAACAAGGACGGTTTGGTTTGAGGTTGGTATTTGTCCTACTTATCTGGCAATCCGCACTCATCTCATGAAGCATAGCCTGTAGAGAGACTGGTAGATAACCCCATCGCCCTTGACCCAATGGAAAGCTTTCGGGTTTCATGATATATTTCTCTCCCTTTTTCATTACTCCCATGGGGGTTGCAATCGGTCCGGTGTCTTCGCCCAGACACTTTTTGTTTGCATTGATTCGGCCTTCGGTATCGAACTTGGCAAAACAACATGGCACACACAGTCCTTTTGGATGAGAATCCGGAATCAGCCCCGGATATGGTTTCTTGGCGTTGAGTTCGTAGATATAATATCCTGGCTTCACGACGTCACTGTTTTTTGGCAACACCTTGCCACAAGTGGGGTGATACAGTTCACCGTTGGCGTCTTTTCGCAGCGTGGCAGGGTCAATCAGGGTATTTGTCTTCAAACACCAATACCGTGGGCATATGTAGTGAAACTGATGGTTTTCGTCAGAACCATAGGTTACAACGTGTTCTGGCTTCAAGAACCCGGGATGTTCCCGATGTATTTTGGCGAGTTCCTCGTCATTCAGAATCACTGGATGTCTTCGTTCACTTGAAAGACACGTCCTAGCATAGTTGTTGAATTTTTTGGAAGGGTCTGACTCTTTTACAATGAGGACAGAGTCTCGACGCTCAATGCGGTTCTGGAAGAATGGATTGTTTTTCAATTTCATACCATCCAAGACACGTCCTTCTAAGTCTTCTGCATCGTCTATAAGCTCTTCTTCCATGACTTCGTTGTCTTCCTTTTGGGTTTCTTCCTTTTGGGTTACTTCCTTTTGGGTTTCTTCTTTTTGGGTTGGTGGAATGTCTCGAGCCTTGGTTTCTTCGTCTTGGCTCTCATTTTCATTTGTGAATTCATCTTCGTCATCGAACCCAAAATGAGCTGACTCGCGGTCAGATTCACTCTCAACCCCAAAGCCAGCAGACTCTTTGTCATCCTCTTCCTCTTCCTCGTCTACTAGTTGTTCTAGTTGTTCTAGTAGTTGTCGTTGTTCTAGTAGTTGTCGTTGTTCTAGTAGTTGTCGTTGTTCTAGTAGTTGTCGTTGTTGTCGTTGTTCCAGTCCACATACTTGATTTACTTTCTCAATAGGGTATGTACTCGTTGCAAGCTGTGGGTCCTGTGCTAACCGTATAATGGTGTCAATGTAGATGGGCAACGTATACAAATAGTTGAAATCATCAATGTCTTCGGTGGAAATTGTCAAGGTCGATCTTTGCACGTCCAACAACACCTCTGTTCGAAACCCAGGATTGTCAATCAATCGCATCTCTGATTTTTTGGCACCACTTCGTATCTGCATTTGACTCCAAATAGTAGCGACCACTTCGCGTGCCCTGTCACGAGT